TATGTAAATAGGGATTTGTGGGATTCACGACCCACCTTTGTTGTATGTGACATTTATTCATCTATAAACTTTATTATTGCGCTGAGCTGTATTGTTGTTGATGAAAACACTTTACACTACCTCACCGTTTTAGTAAACTTTTTATTTGTGTTTTGCACTTATATACATTGTTGTAGTGACTTTTATTTTAAATAGATTTTAGGTTTAACCTGTGCTGGCTTGGACTTTTAAACACTTTATGTTCTTTTTCTAATAAAAGAACCCTTCATTGGTAAATGCGTTCTCTAAACGTAAATTAGAGCGGATGTGGCACCGGATTGTGCCATGCGGGTTACCAACGGCTAAATATTGGAATATGTCCATGAATGGAATCGTCGCCTATTCGGTTAAATAGGATAGTTTTTCGGAACGGTTAGAATAACATGGACCAATTAAAATAATGACAATACAATCACGTGCGGAAGTCAGCAATTGTATTCGCTTAGTAGCTAAAGAGGTAGAGCACCCAAAACTCGATGACCCAACTAGTGAAACGATCAGTAAAATCGAGCAACAAAACGTTAATAAAATTAAGCGCGCTGTAAGAAATACTATTTCTAGCGCTTCTTTTAAACGTCTCGATCGTACCAAACGTCCTGAAATGGAATGCATTCGCAAACAACTCGATAAGATCAAAGATCGTATTGTTGATTTGCAACGACACCAAAAAACAAAAAAAAATTTTAACTTTGAAGCACAAGGCTTATTTGATAATATTCTCCAAGGAGAACAACCAAAAGCAAAAAAAAATATAAAAAATTTAATGCAAAAAGAAAAAAAAAAAGAAAAAACTAAGGTCGTTGACAAAATTAAAACAATAATCGATGTTATTTACAATGTCGTTGATACAACTGAAATTCCGGATGATTTTGATTCGCAACCCGAGTCAAGCACCACCGATGTGATTATGAAAACTGTTATTTCAAAAGTTTTCGGTAAAATCGGCGATTCTGTTTTGAAAATACTTGATGAGAAATTTCAAGAGTTTTTGGATAAAACTTGTGGTGGAAGCACCACTCTTTTTTGTAGTATTATTGCTTCTATAATTGGAGCTTATATGTATTATAAACAAAGTTCAACGACTACCATTATTGTGGTTTCTGCAATTCTGGGTTTGGTCTGCTATAAGTTTGGACTTTGTGGTAGGATTTTTGACGAAATTTGTGCGGCTTGGCTTAAGATTTCTGAAGTGATCACTTCTGGTAAGGAGAAAATCACTTCCCCAGCCTCATTTCGATTTGAATCACAAGCTTTCTCAGACTCTTACGAGGAAGCTTCCTTATTGTCTGATGCTAAAACTAATGTTGTATCTTCGAAAATAAATACCGCATTTGAGAAGATTAAGGACAGTGTTCAAGATGTTTCGATTAGTACCACTAGTGTTGAAACGTGGATATCGAGCATTTTAATTTTGTTGTGGATTCCAAAAAGTAACCACACCATGAAGAGTTGGTCTGCTTTTGTGAAAGACAGTTCGATGACGATGCGGGGGCTTGAAACAATTGTTCCTTTTGTTCTTAAGAGGGTGCAAGATTTATGTGATATGATTTGCCAGCTAGCTGGTTACAAAAATTTCACGTTATTTAAGTCTTCTTATGATGAAGTGGATCAATGGGTTGCTGCCGTAAAGGATATAAGTTTCAAATGTAAGGACAAGAAGTTTTCAGCTCCTAGGGAGTATCAAGAAACCATAACTAATTTACAATCAGAAGCTTTGCTTTTGTTTGCGAAGTACTCAAAGATACCTGGTTCTAAGGGTATAATAGACCTCATCCGTATGAATCTAAATAATTTGGAATCGATTAGAAGACTCCTTACTGCTTCCGGTTGTTGGGAAGCGGGTATGAGGTTCAAACCAATAGTTGCTTGTTTCTTTGGTCCTAGTCAAATTGGTAAGACTTTTCAGATACCCCTATTAGTCCACATGATATTCACTGCACTCGGTGATCCTCAACTGTATAAGTTGGCAAAGGAAAGTCCAGATGCTTTAGTTTATCCTCGCAATCCAGAATGTAAACATTGGGAGGGCTACATGGGACAACCTGTGGTTCTTTACGATGAATGGTCTATGGTTCCTGATTCTCTTATCACTGCAGAAAATGCTTTCATAGAATTAATGCGTTTGGTTCAAGATCAGAAATTAGCTCTTCATATGGCTGCTGTGGAACAAAAAGGTAACACCTTTTTCAACTCAAAGCTCATTTTTGCTACTTCGAATCATGAAAGTGTCAAAGCTGCCGTAGGAAATGCTGTTTCTTGTCCTGATGCTGTGCGTAATAGAATTGATTTCGAACTTCATTTTAATATTAAGCGGGAATATGCCTCAGAAGATAGTTTAATACATACCAATCCTAAGCTGTGGGAACTAGATAAAACTAAATTGCCTCCTGGTGGAGATGCCATTTTTGACATTCACGATGTTTTCCAAGAATATCATGTCAATAATGCTAACACTCCTGGAAAGAAAGACAGCTACAGACGTCGTGTGAACGGTATGTTTGAATTGGTTGAAATGTTTGTTGACAAGTATCGACAAAATTCTGAAAAGGTTAATGCAACACATCGAAATTTTTCTGCTGCTCGAAAATTAGTGCTCGATAAAATGGGCGTAACAGAAGAAGAATTATTATCAGGAGAACGTGATATAAATTTTTCCGCTCAAGGAGGAACACCAATTGATTTTGAGAAAGAAGAAGAAGAATACGAAAAGTTTTGGACTAATCCACAGGATTCAGATTCTAGTGGTGAAGTTGATTTTGACCTTTCTGATTCAGACGGTTCAGAACTAAGTTTTGGAAATACTCCTTTTGTGCGTGCCAACCCTGCGAATTGGCCTGTACGTAATGTTAGAAAAATAAGCAGTGATTTCTTTACTGGATGTAACACATATATGGTGGAGAAATTTTGGAATTTCATTTTATGGTGGATGCAGTATCTACTTGGGGTGTTGATGTTAACGGTAACAATGTTGACCCCACAGGTTTCTGGGTGCTTTTATGGCTTAATTATGGCTGTTAGTCAGTTCAAACGTTTGCCTTTCGGTTTTTGGGATAAAACACCTACCGATTTAAGCAACAATCAACCCCTTGCAAACTTATTAAGTAAGGTTAGAACTTATGGAGATTTCAAACGTTTGCAAATGCCGAAACATGAGCCTTCTGCTGAACCTGCCATCTTGAATTTATTACAAGAGCTTTCTTCCGAGAATGATTCTGTTGAAATGGCGTACATTATTACATTCTTTATGGAAAGGCCACACTGGTTAACTGGTCCTATTCAAGTCTGGACAGGCTATGAAGTTATGGCTAATCTTAAGAATATATATGATTTGCACAATCGTGTTGAAGTATGGCGCCGTATCGATTCAAGTGCTCTGTCTAGTATTTTTGTTTTCTTTGATCGAACAATGGTTAAAACCTTTGGTCTCATTGATAATAAACTTAAAACCTGTCTCCTAAGTCGCTATGATTTGTGGAAACAGTATTGCACTATACCACTTGTTGCTGTAATGGTTTTTATGCTCTCATTTTCTGCTGTTATATTATTCTACTCAATATTGGTGAAATTCCTCAATCCTGTTTTTGCGGATGTCACAGAACCCGAAGTAAAGCCGGAAGGAAAGGATACCGAAATAGTTGCGATAAATTGTTTTACGTCGCAAATGTTAGATACTGGCTTTGAAGATGCAACTAAAACAGCATGGCGTAAGAATCTGTATGCCATGATATATATGGATTCCACCATTGGTTATTTGTTAGTACTAAAGGATAGAACCACGGTTTTTCCTCAACATTATGTTCAGAGTTTTTCAAAATGGTGCCAAATTGATAAATACGATGACAAAGTTACTCTTAGAAACTTAGCTGGGCATGAATTTGTAGTTTCCATTTTCCATATGGCTGGTGCTGAACATGTCCATGAGGATATTGCCATGCTTGAAATACCATCCCTGCATTTGCATAAGGATATAACTGGCACTATAGTTTCTGAGCGTACGCTTGTTCAGAAAAAGAAAGGAGAATGTGTACATATTCGCCCTAAGAGTTCGAAAGTTGGAGAAGACAATATTACGTTAATGTCAACCCACAAATATTGCGTCATGGAGAACCAAGTGCATAAGTCTATTAATGGAGAGGCACACACACTTGCTGCTGGCATCGTCTTTATGGGCCATACCACAAAAGGTGATTGTGGCACTTTGTTGTTTTTGAAAGATCCATCAAGCCGTAATGTACGTCTAATGGGTTTCCATGTTGCAGGTGATGAAAAATGTGGTGCTAGTATGGTTCAGCCTTTGTTCCATGTTTTGCCCAAGTTTAGGTCGCAAGTTTTGGATTTTCCAGATAACATGACTAAATTAGGGAAGATTTCTCGTTCCCTTGGTAATGCAGGTAAAAGTCAAATTTTAAAATCACCTCTGTACGAAGCTTGGGGTGAAGCTAAGAAAATGCCTGCCAAACTCCACCCTTTCGAGAATTCAGAAGGGAAAAGGATAGATCCTTTCCAAATTGGGCTAACAAAATATGCGCAGAATATTAAGCCAATCCCTAAAATTATGCTTAGTACAATATTAGATCATACAGTTTCTGACATGATTTCTGCTTTTGCTTCAGACGACCTGCCGTTAACAGCTATGACTTTTGACGAAGCTGTGTATGGCGTTCCAGGAGAACCTTTTTTTGACTCTATTAAGAGATCTAGTAGTGCAGGTTTTCCTTTCAATATGAACCCTAGGCCAGGTTTTAAAGGAAAAGAAAGATTTCATGGGCAAGAAGCGGATCTAAATTGTGATGGACCTGATTTTCCAGAACTTAAGAGGCAGTATGAGGAAGCTGTAACCGCAATGTTGCGCGGCGAGCGTCCTGAACTCTATTATACTGCATCTTTAAAAGATGAATTGCGCCCCATTAATAAAGCTAAGGCTGGTTCAACGCGTATGTTTCAAGCTAGTTCTTATGTTCTCACGTTGCTTATCAAGGTATACTTCGGAAAACTTCAGATTAAGTACTATCGTAGTCATCTTAAGCATCCTGGAGCATGTGGTATGAATCCGTATTCCTTGGAGTGGGACATTATGGTGCGAATGCTCCAAAAATTTGGCGATATCAAAAACAAAGTTGCTGGCGATTTTGCTGGTTTTGATCGCTTGCCAGATTCAGATATGTTAGAGGAAGTTGGCAACAAGCTCATTTCGCTATTTTCCGATGTGGAAAACAATATTATCCGCCGAGCAATTTGGCGCGAAGTTTGTAATCCAAGGGTTGTCTTTGGCAAGGATATTGTTGAGCTAACTAGGGGATTAATGTCTGGTTTCTTCCTCACCACTTTTGTTAATTGTATAAACAATCTCACGTATATGAAGTATGCTTGGATTGATGTTCATGGTGGTGACATAAGCAGTTTGCGAACATTTAATGATTTTGTTTTGTTTATTGTTTTTGGTGATGATGGTATTGGGGCCATTTCACCTTTGAAGGTTGATATATACAATCAAGTTAGTATCACTGCTAGCCTTGAGAAGTTAGGTATAGTATATACAGCCGAAACTAAGGATGGCTCAGAACCTGAATTGAGATATCTCTCCGAAATTAACTTTTTAAAGAGAGGATTTCAATATGATTCTGCGTTATGTCGATGGGTTGCCCCTCTTTCTTTGGACACTATTGTTGAAATGCCGTATTGGACAAAAAGAGACAACCCAGGAATGATTACAGAAGGTAATCTTGACAACGCATTGCGTGAATTAGCTTTGCATGAGAGGAGCGTTTTTGATAGTTACGCCCCTCGTATGATTCGAGCAGCCCGAGATCGTATGGGTTACTCACCTCAAATCATCGAGTATGAAGTTTTGAGACAAGAAGCCTTGAATTCTGAATATATATTCTAATTCAAGGCACGGTCCTGAGCATGACATAAAACTGCAGCACTGATCGTCTACGTTTAATGATTTCGGGAAAAATAACGTAAGAATGCGGTGCGATCACAAAATGGTCCTGCTGTGCCATTGGGCGTGCTAACTTATATCGGGGTGACCATAAGGGTTCGAAGACCTAACCCCTGTATTCCGGATCGCGTGAGTAACTAGGTTTATACCTCACGTTAAATTCAAAACCACCAGAAAATAAAAATAACCTTATGCGCCAAACGGAGGATGGCGCTGTAAATCAGAGTTCCACCACTGAGTTTCTCAACGACGCTGTTGTTAAAAGCGCCAAGAGAGACTTGTTAGTCCCAATTCCAAAGGGACTGACAGATACTTCTATCATCTCGAAACAAGACACATTGCAAGATTTTCTTGCTAAACCGTACAGGTTAACCACTGTACAATGGGACACCACTTTCCCTGCAGCCCAATTACTATACGATGGGGTTATGCCAAATGCTGCGCTCGCAAATCCCCTTTATCAGGCTAAGTTAAAAGGGTTTTTGGGTTTTAAGGCCACAACTGTGGTTAGAATCCAAGTAAACGCGACCAAATTTCAGCAAGGTAGGCTTATTGGAGTCTTCATTCCACAAGGTGGAATGAATGGTGTCTATTCCGATATGCGCACGCGTTCATTAACGGCTATGACTGCCCTTCCTAGAATTGAGTTAGATGTTTCGGAAGAAACAGAGGTAATGTTTGAAATACCTTATGTTTCTCCTGCGCCTTTTTACAATCTCTGCAACACTGACCCTGTAACAATTGGACGTTTCCGTCTTTTTGTCTATTCGCCTCTCAAAACTGGGGCAACTGGCAATCATGCGGATATCTCCATTTGGGTTCATTTTAAGGATGCTGAAATGGTCACACCAACGTTTAATGCACAAATGGAGGAACCAGATATTTTTGACTTTGAATCCCAATCTGGTCGTCCTCGTAAGCAAAACGTTTCTGAGAAAGAATCCGAGGAAATGGGTGAAAAGCCTGTTTCAGGTGGCTTAATGAAAATGGCTTCTGCTGCTAAAAGTTTTGCTAAGATGCCTCTTTTGTCATCCGTAGCGGGCCCTGCGGCTTGGGTCTTAGAATCTTTATCTGGAGCTGCTAGTGCTTTCGGATATTCTAAACCCACTTCAGCTTCTGTGATGACCAAAGTTCACAACGTTGACCAATATTTCATGACAAATTGCAATGGACATGATGTAGCTCCAAGTATGTCACTAGATGCCGCCCACAAACTTTCGGTTTTACCTGGTTTTGCTGGTACGGACGTTGATGAAATGGCTTTATCACACCTCATGGCTACACCCGCATTTTTTTCTCGTGCGGTTTGGGCTGATACAGACGCACCTGGAAATACTTTATTCTCCTGTAATGTTTCGCCACAAGATTTTAAGTTGGCGTTACCCACTGGTGGAACCGTTAATGGTGCTAGGTATGACCATACTCCGCTTTCCTACTTTGCATCCTTTTTCCAATTTTGGAGAGGTTCAATTGTTATCACCATCAAAGTTGTGAAGTCCCAATTCCACTCAGGGCGTTTGAGAGTTACTTATGCTCCTTCTTGCTTTGGCTCTATCACTCTTGCACAAGGTAATTATTGCATGAGAGAAATTATTGATGTTAGAGAAGCTAGTGAATATAGTTTTCTCCTTCCTTTTGCTGCTACTAAACAATATCTATCATCTGGTCCTACTAATGCGTTTGCTGGAGACCCTATGGGTCGATTTCAAATTGACGTTATTAATGAACTCGTTCATCCTGACACTGCCTCTTCTACTATTGATTTACTTATAGAAGTTGCCGCGGGCCCAGATATGGAAGTTATGTATCCTAGAGTCACTTCTTACGCTCCTTATTTTGATCCAGCGTGGTCGTCTCAAATGGACGAACCTATGCTTCAAAACGAGGTTGCTTCTGAAACTATTGTTTCAGAAAAACCCATAGGTATTGCTGCTGAGCCTGTTCACTCAATGGACCCAGCAGAATATTGTGTTGGAGAAAAGTGTAATTCTATTTTACAGCTTCTTAAGAGATATAGCTTGGTTGTGGATAACACGGCTCCAAGCGTTTATTCTCTCAACCTTAGACCATTTGCCACTGTTGGTTTTTGCGGTACTGAAAACATCAACGAAATAAGGATGACTAGTGATTATCTCACCATGTTTGCCACCTGTTTCGCTTATTCTAGGGGATCCTTGCGTGTTGGTGCAAGGTTCTTTAATGCTACAATAACTACCCCAATGTTTTACCCTGTTGAAGTTACGTGCTTTCCCGATTCTGAACTTGATGTTCTTTTGGATCAGCAAATTCCTCGTGCTCCAATGCGTGCATTGCAAATAGTGCCCTCTAGTACAACTAATCTTACTTGTATTAGAGTGCCCCCCTACCAACAATACCACTGTCGGCTCAATCGGTATTCCACTACTACATATGTGGAACCCGCTGATGCCCTTACTTCAAATGTTCGGGTTGCCTTCAGATTAGTCCCAGACGCTCCTTGTAAATATGACTTATTTCGATCAGCCGCTGATGACTACGCTTTAGGATATTTTCTTGGCGTTCCAATTACTGAAGATATTGGAGCTGCCATACCTACGGCGTACTAGATCCCGGAATTTTAAGAGGTTCAACGGATCCGTATCACTTTTTACTGTAATTCACCTCTTTTTAAACGAATTACTAAGGCTCATTTTAGACGGCCTCACTTTTAGAATAAAAGGAAAGTTCGTAAGTGAAGAAAAACGAACTAAAATAATACATTATATACCTAGTTCTCAAC